ACGAGCACTGACAATAAGCGATGAAAACGCTGCGAGTACAACAAGAATAGCAGCTGCCGCTAGACCAACTGCCGCTTTTACTTTAGCTAATACTACACATGCAAATGGTACGGCAAGAAATGTTACAGTAACGACAACTGGAACTGGAGATAGTGGAAAAACAGTAACAGTTGTTGGTACGGATGTTTTTGGTGACTCCTTAACAGAGGTTATTACTTCTACTGGTTCGGCAGAAACAGTGGCAGGTACCAGTTTGTTTTTGACAGTTGCTTCAGCTACTTGTTCGGCACAATACGCCGCAAACGTGTCTGTTGGTTCGGGTTCTTTATGTGCTCAAGCCGTAGAGGGTGCTAATCGAGTTAGAATAAAAGGTTTTGCAGTGGTGTCTGGTGGCACAGCAGGAGATGTAGAGTTTATAAATGGATCTCCAGAAAGTGGCACTACATTGTTTAAATCTAGAACGATAGGCACTGCAAACGACACTGTAGATAGAACAGTTCCATCTCAAGGTGTTTTGTTTGATAGTGGAGCCTCTATTAAATACACAGTAGATGTTGCAGATAACATCACAGTGTTTTATGCATAGAGGGTTAAGTGGCTAGAAAACCAGACAAGCAACCTCCTAAAACCAAAAAGTATTTCCGCTCCACTAAATCTGGAGCGGGAATGACTAAGGCGGGGGTTGCTCGTTATCGAAGAGAAAATCCAGGCAGTAAATTAAAAACTGCCGTTACTGGTAAAGTTAAACCAGGCAGTAAAGCTGCTAAAAGAAGAAAGTCATTTTGTGCTAGAAGTGCAGGTCAGATGAAAAAATTTCCAAAGGCAGCTAAAAATCCTAATAGTCGTTTAAGACAAGCAAGGAGAAGATGGAAATGTTAAAACCTAAAGAAATAATGAATGGAGTTTCTGTTGTTCTTGTTGCTGGATCCATTGCATGGATGGTTACGACTCTTATTGAAGTTGATAAAAGAACTGCTGTGACAATGGTAAAGGTTGAAGAAAACCACAAAATGATTCATACTTTGTGGATAGATTTTATTAATAGGAAGACGATTGATGGCAATCTCGCGGGGTTCAATGTCCCAACAAATAACAAAAGCACCAGGTAAAAGGAAGTGGAGTGCCAAGAGGAAGAGGAAAATCAATTGTGCCAGACCTCGTGGATTTTCTGAAAAAGCACATTGTGCCGCTAAAAAAAGGAGAGGTAGTAAGAGGTGAACCTCAAAAGGTTTGTCTTAGATGTAAAAAAAGACAGTGGATGTGTACCTGCTGGAAACTAATGAAAGGAAAATATTATGCCTAAAGACGCATGTTATCACAAAGTAAAAGCCAGATATAAGGTTTTTCCATCGGCTTATGCATCGGGCGCTATTGCAAAATGTAGAAAAGTTGGTGCAGCTAACTACGGAACTGGTGGTAAAAAGAAAAAGAAAGCAATGGGTGGTGGATTAAATGCTGCTATTGAAAAGGTAAAAAAAGAAACAATGACTGCCAAAGAAGGTAAGGTTGTTAGAATGACTAAAAGAAAATCAAAAAATAAAAACATAGCTAGAGGTTGTGGTGCTATAATGTCTGCTAGAAGAAAGAAAACAAAGTATTCATAATGGCTGTAAGAAAAACAAAAAAAGGTCTAGCTTTAAAACGATGGTTCAAGGAGGACTGGAGAGATGTTAAAACGGGCAAAAAATGTGGTCGTCAAAAAGGTGAAAAGCGTGGTACACCTTATTGTAGACCGAGCAAAAGAATTAGCAAGAAAACTCCGAAGACTGTTTCGGAGATGACAGCAACAGAAAAAAGAAGTAGAATAAGACAAAAGAATCGTCTAGGTCAACCAGCAGGCGCTCCTAGAAGAGTTAAATCATTAAAGAGAAGGAAAAAATAATGCCAGTAGTTATTAAAGAAACACAAAGTAGTAAAAACAAAAAGAAACAATCTCAAGGTGGAGGTGGAATGGATATTGGAAAAACTCCTAAAAAGAAGATGATGGGGGGAGCCAATAAAATGAAACCAGTTATGGCTAAAAAAGGTAAGATGAATAAATTAAACCCTGGTTTAAGAGCTTACTTAGCTAAAAAGAAAAAGACAAAAAAGAAGAAATAAATGGCGACTTCAAGCTCAAGAGATTTTGATTTAGATGTAGCAGAACTTATCGAAGAGGCATACGAGAGATGTGGTTTAGAGATGAGAACTGGTTACGATGCTAGAACTGCAAGAAGATCTTTAAATCTTATGTTTGCTGACTGGGCAAACAGAGGACTTAACTTGTGGACTGTAACACAAGAAACAAAAGCAGTTACGTCTGGCACGGCTACATATACTTTGTCTAGTGAGTTTGTTGACCTACTAGAAGTTGTATTAAGAAACAGTTCTGGTACAGATTTTACTCTTACACAAATGAGTCGTGGTGAATATTTAAGGATACCAAACAAAGATAATAGTGGACAACCAAGTCAATACTTTTTTGATAGACAAACTACACCAACGATAACTCTTTGGTCAACTCCAGATAAGTCGTATACATTGGTCTACTATTATGTGAGAAGAATACAAGATGCAGATAGTTTAGTTAATACAACAGACGCACCTTTTAGGTTTTTACCATGCATGGCAGCTGGACTTGCATACTACATATCTGTTAAAAAAGCACCAGATAGAATACAGATATTAAAAAGTATTTACGAAGAAGAGTTTCAAAGAGCCATGTCAGAGGATGCAAATAGCACACCACTTAAACTAACACCAAACATATCATACTTGAGGTACTAATGGCTAGATATGCAAGTGGCAGAAGAGCATATGGATACTCAGACAGATCTGGGTTTCGTTATCGTCTTCGTGATATGATAAAAGAATGGAATGGTTTAAAAGTAGGTCCAGATGAGTACGAACCTAAACATCCACAATTAGAACCTAACTATCCAGGCCCAGATCCCACAGCATTATATGAACCTAGACCTAATCAAGATACAGACTTGGTTTCATTTGTGGTGTACACTAATGCTGGAGATGGTATAATAGGAAAAAAATTAACAAGCTTTGAGGCTACATCGAGTCTTGGAGAAGTGACAGTGAGTACATCATGAGTTTTACATTAACTACACTAACAGCATCAATAAAAGAATGGACTGAAAATGATGAGTCCACTTTTGTAGCAGAGATACCTTTCTTCATACAGAACGCAGAAGAAAGAATATTTAAATCAGTAGATCTAGATTATTTCAGAAAAAATGTAACTGGAACTATGACAAGTGGTAATAAGTTTTTAGAAAAACCGTCTGATTATTTGGCAACTCATTCATTATCTTATGTAAACGCTAGTAGTGAAAATGTATTTTTATTACAAAAAGATGTAAATTTTTTACAAGAATATACGGCAAACCCAGCCACAACTGGATCTCCTATTTATTATGCACAATTTGACGTTGATACTTTTATTGTAGCTCCAACTCCTAGTAGTAGTTTTGCAGTAGAACTACACTATTATTATAGACCAGCTTCTCTTACCACAGATGATTCTGGAACAACATGGATTAGTACGAATGCACCAGATGCACTTTTATATGCCTCTCTCGTAGAAGCGTATACTTTTATGAAAGGTGAAAATGACTTGATTCAACTATATAATGCGCGGTATACAGAAGCATTGAGTCGTTTAAAAGTTTATGCAGAAGGCAGAAATTACTCAGACTCTTATAGAGATGGACAAGTAAGACAAGCGAAAACTTGATGAAAAATAAAAGTGTGGCTATTGTTGCTTTGGGCAATAGCTTTAATGAGTACATATTAGCTAGAATAAGAAGTGAAAAGTTTGATGAAGTTTGGACTATAAACTCTATGTCTGGTGTTATTTATCATGATAAATGTTTTATGATGGATCCTCCATCACGTTTTCTTGATACGCCAAACGCTGGTAAACAAACAGATATAATGCAAGACAGATTAACAAAAAAAATGGAGATACCTATTTTTTCTTGCACTTTAGATGAAAGATGTCCAGACATAATAGAATATCCACTACAAGAGGTAATACATAAAACGGGATACGCTTACTTCAATAATACAGTTTCTTATGCCATAGCATATGCCATAGCAGAAAATTACACCGATATTCATTTGTATGGTGTTGATTTTACACATAAGGATGTTGCTTTTGCAGAAGCTGGGAGAGCTTGTTGTGAGTTTTGGTTGGCAATAGCTATAGCTAAAAAAATTAAAATACACATAGCACATAGTTCCTCTTTATTAGATATGAATGTGCCAGATGATCAAAAATTATATGGATACCACAGATTGGATGATCCTCTTGTGTCCACTGCAACAAATGGAAACATGTTAATAACTAAAAAATCAAAACTAGAACCACCAGAACCACTAGACTCAAAGCCTAATTTAATAGGCAGAGAAGACATACCTGGAATTAGCTATGAGGAGAAAGAAAATGTTTAATGTAAGTTTTTCAGAAGTTGGTAGTGTAAATGTAAAAACTTCACAACAAGGAGGACTATCAAACGAACAAATAGCTGATCTTGCTGTGGACAAAATAGCAAGTATATCAGATCAAGCACCTCCACACATAAGACAACAAGCAAAATTATTTAAAGAACAACTTAAAGGAATTATGTATCATTATCTTATCTTGGCAAGAAAGGAAGAGCGTGGTACAATCATCCAAGCCTTACGATCAAGTGGTCAAAAGGAAACGGCTGAATATATAAGGAGACTCTAATATGGCTATAGCTCAAGCAATGTGTACTGCATTTAAACAAGAGTTGATGTTAGGAACACATAATTTTGCCACAAATGGCAACGCTTTTAAACTCGCACTTTATGCAGAGGGTGGTGGTGGAAAGTCATCAACAACTGCAACATTAGGTGCAACTACAACTGCATTTACAACAACTGGTGAAGTAGCAAACAGTGGATCATATACATCAGGTGGAGGCACTTTAACAAAAGTTGCACCAACAACATCTGGCACAACTGCATTTACAGACTTTGCTGATTTAAGTTTTACTACTGCAACAATTACTGCAATGGGTGCTTTGATATATAATAGCACAAATAGTAATAAAGCAGTCTGTGTTTTAGATTTTACATCCAATAAAACATCAACATCTGGAACATTTACTATTCAGTTTCCAACTGCTGATGCAAGTAATGCGATTATAAGGATAGCATAAATTGTCAAACACTACCTTACAAGGTTGGGGTAGAGGCACATGGGGTCAAGGTCCTTGGAATGAGGAAATTGATGTTGTTGTTACTGGTGTTCAAGGGACAACAGCATTAGGAACTCCAGATGGAATACCTGGTGTAAATGTAGCTGTTACTGGTGTATCTGCAACGACTGCCATAAGTCAAACGGGTGCTAGTACAGTTACATTTACTGTTACTGTAGTTTCTGGCAATCCTTCAAATCATCCGTATTACAATCAAGGATCAACAAATAAGTACGCTATTGGTGGATCGACTGCTACCAGTGATGTTACTTTAACTATGTATGAAGGTAATACATATAGATTCGATCAAAGTGATAGTAGTAATGATGGTCATCCAATTAATCTTTATGAGGATAAAGACAAAAATACAACCTACACAAGTGGTGTAAGTTACAATATTGATGGTGTTTCTGTTTCTCAAGCATCTTATGTTGATACTTCTACTTTTAACGCAGGCACAACTAGATATGTAGAAATAACTGTTCCAGACGGAGCACCAACATTACATTATCAGTGCTATAACCATGCTTTGATGGGATATTTTGCCAACACTCTTGGTATTCCTAACATTGCAACAACAACTGGAGCACCAGCTACTGGTGTTGCAGGAACTACTGCACTAGGTTCTGAGACTGTTATTGGTAGTACAGACGTAGCAGTTACATTAGCAGCTGCACAAAGTGGAATATCTAGTGTTGTCACAGTACCACAATGTGTGGTATCTTTAACAGGAGTTAGTGCTACTGGTGGCACTGGCGAGGAGTTGGTCTACAGTTTGATCGTTCCTAATCAAACAGCTAATTGGCGAGAGGTTGCATAATGGCAAGTACATTTGTAAATAATTTAAGACTCGAAGAAATGAATACTGGCGAACAGTCAGGAACTTGGGGTACAAAAACAAATACTAATTTAGAACTCATAGGTGAAGCATTAGGTTTTGGCACAGAAGCTATAACGACTAATGCTGATGCTCACACAACGACAGTGGCAGATGCTTCATCTGATGCTGGTAGAGCTATGTTCATTAAATACACTGGAACATTAGATTCAGCTTGTACTATTACAATAGCACCTAATACAATGAAAAGAGTTCATATTATTGAAAATGGAACAAGTGGTTCACAAAATATAATTATTTCTCAAGGTTCTGGTGCTAATGTAACAATAGCACCTGGCACTGTAAAAGTTCTTTATTTAGACGGAGCAGGTTCTGGTGCAGCAGTAGTTGATGCTTTTGCACATTTAGCTGCCGTTGATCTAACTGTAGATGATGATTTAATAGTAAGTGATGATATTACCTTAAAATCAGATAGTGCTGTTCTTGGTTTTGGAGCCGATACAGATACAACACTAACACATACAGATGGAACTGGACTTACTTTAAATAGCACAAATAAATTAACATTTGGAGACGCTGCAAGTTTTGTCCAACAGTCTTCTGATGGTGTTTTAAGAATAGATGGAGAGGCAACCATTGACATGAACGCTTCAAGTGCTGTTACAGTTAGTAATGATTTAAAACTAGATAGTGATGCAGCAGTTCTTGGTTTTGGTGCTGATAATGATGTTACATTAACTCATGTTGCAGATAGTGCTTTACTTTTAAATGATGCTATTAAGTTAACTTTTAGGGATAGTGCTTTGTCAGTAAGCTCAAGTGCTGATGGTAAACTAGATATTGATGCAGACACAGAATGTGAGATCACTGCACCAACAATCGATTTAACTGCATCAACAGCAGTTACAATTAGTAATGATGTTTCTGTAGCTGGTAGAGGCACGGGAACTCAAACAACAGACAACGATGGTGATTTTGATTTAAGTGTAAGTAATTTTTTCAAATGCACTCCATCTGGTAATATTACATTAACTTTTAGTAATCCAGCAGAAGGTCAGTCTGGTACAGTTATGTTGGTCAATAGTGGTGGACATACGATATCTGCTCACG